AGACTTAATTAGATAGCAATAGAACTCTTTCTGATGACCAGAAGAACCAGGAACAACAGAGTTAACAGAAGAATCAACAACTACGTTCATTCCTGCGAATTGACCTACTTGTTTTGAGTCAATTCCAACACCACCGCCACCCCACTGGATACCTGTTCCAGTTGAAAGTGCAGAAGTAGAGAAAGTTAACATTCCTACCTGATATAGGTAGTAAGCAACAGTTGGATGAACAACAAGAGTATCTAACTCTTCTCCTCTTTCACCAAGAAGATTACGGCCTTTTGCAACAGCAGATGCAGTAAGGAAGTTTGCTTCCGTTGCACCTGTTCCTGCTTTAGCTAAATCTAATTTGTTTGCAGAAAGAGCAGAACCAAATAAACCGTGAAGTTGGAAAAATAGTCTTGTGCTATTTAACTTGTTGATTGCATCTGCAAGTTGGTTACGGATGTGACCCATAGGATCTTCACCAGCAGCCAATACTGCAATGTCATCTACCGCATAAGCAAAACCTCTGTGGCAGATAGTTGCAATCTGGGTTCCTGTTCCAATCTTTTGTGGTGTTAAATGACCAGCATTAGATGTACCCCATGTTGCTGTACCGTCCAGAATTTCTTCTGTTGGTGCGATTGGGTTAAACTCAGGAACTTGAATACGTGTACCGCCTTCTCTTGAATCAAGAAGTGCGTTACGAACTACAGCACCACTTCTAATAAAAGCACTGCGTTCTTTGATTGCTTCAGATACGTATGCACTGAAATTATTTCTCTTAACGATATCCGCTAATAGGACACCGCCAGAGTAATTCTGTAGCGGAGCAGCCATCAGAAAAACTGTGATTGATTTGCGATACCCTAGTCACGGACAAGGGCGTTAATCTCACGGAGACTAACTATTTTTGTGAAGCCTCTCTTTTCAGCACTGCTGCAAGATCGGGATTTTCATTCTCCATTATAAGCTGTTGAGTCAAATTGCCACTCTTCCAAGGATTATTAGTATTGCCAGAAGTATTAGCAACTGGACTTGGTTTAGCACCCATTCCTGCTGCACTGCTTGGCTTAAAATGATGTTCCCAGTTTGATCCTGGGTTTTTTAAACTTGTCAAATAAGCAGTTAAATCTTCTTCTACTCCACCGTTCAATATCACAACCTTGCCATCATCATTTCGCTTTAGGTTGTTTTGCAAAAGAGATAAAGTTTGCTCTGCATTAATAGCACCAGCATTACTAATTGCTGCCAAAGCTGTTTGTTTTGTTGATGCTAATTCGTTTGAAGACTTTAAATCTGCTAACTGTTGAGTTAAAGAATTAATCTGCTGTTCTTTATCTTGAGCAGTTTTATTCGCCTCCTCCCACAAGGTTTTCCATTGTCCTTGATCTTCTAATTCTTTTTTCCTTTTATCTTCTTTCTGTTTATAAACCTCGTCTAATTTAACTTTTATGCCTTGAAATCTTTCCTCTGACTCAGCAGCTTGTTTACGAGCCAATGACAATTGCTCTTCATACTGCTGTTTTATAGAGTCGAGATTTGGTTGTTGCGGTTGTGAAGGAGCGTCAGCCACAGGCTGTTCAGCAGGAGCCACAGACTCAGGCTGAATTACTTTTTCTTCAATCATACTTAGGCTTTTGTTTCAGTAGTTTTAGGAGTGGCAGCTTTAGTTGTCTTTGTTGTTGTCTTTACAACTGGATCTGAGTCAGCTTCTTTTGGATGGTCAACAACTTC